ATCGAAGCCCAGCTTGGCGCGGGCGTCCATGGCCACCTGGCTGTCCCGCATGTCGATAGCGGGGACCAGATAGGAGCCGCCGGAGTCGATGCCGATGCCGAAGCGCTCCGCCAGCAGGATGGTTTCTTGACTCTGTCGAGGCATGTTTGTAGCTCCTTACGGCCGGATGCCGATCTTGACGAGATCCCCGACGTTGGCCGCAGAGAGGATCTTCCAGGGGGTTTCAATGAAGGCAGAGAGGGTGAGGGTGGCGCTCGTGATGGTGGCGGTGATCGCCTGGCTCAGAACCACGGTGCCGGTGGCACCGTTGAAGGTCCCCAGGCTGGCGATGTAGGTCCCGGACGGGATGCCGCTGCCTGGCTGCACGAACTGGCCGGGAAGCACCTGGCTGCCGGCGACGATGCTGGCGATGGTCAGGGTGACACCGGGGTTGCCCGAAGCGACGATGGCGCCGCCACCCGCACCGGACGGAGTGGTAGTCGTCAGGGCGACAGCGGTCTGGGCGGCGGTGACCGGGGTGTTGATCACAATGTAACCGGTGGTCCCGTTCCAGGTGCCAAGGTTGTCGATGTAGACGCGTTGCGTGGTGGAGAGGCCGAAGACCTGCTGGCCAGGCTCCAGGACGCCGGAGGTCAGGCTGCTGATGGTGACCTGGTAAGGATTGGTCAGGCTGGTGGTCGCGCTGCCGATGACGGCGGCCGTCCCGATCTCGTTGGTGGGGAACGACCCGGCGGTACCGCCAAGCACGTCGCCCGAGAACAGGTTGACGAACACCTTCTGGCCGATCACGGCTTCCGCGTACGGGTTGTTGGCGAAGAAGTCGCCTATCTCCATTTCGACGATGGGGTAGCCTGCGGGGACCACCATGCTGTCCTCGCCGAGCCAGGTGGTGATCAGCGCCTGCTGGACGTTGGAGACGAAGCCGTCAGGCACCAGGCCGGTGAGGCACTGGCTATTCGCCTGGCCGGGGCCGCCGGCGGTCGGGTAGGTATTCCACGCGAACTTCCCGACGGTGGTGCCGCCAGCTCCGGCGACGAGGCCGAGCTGGCCCGCCACGACAGCCGCGATGGGGTTCTGGCTGGCTCGAGCGCCGGCCACCCCGATTCCCGGGTAAACATTGACATGAGTTTGGAAGGTCATGCGAGCAGCTCCTTAGCCCAGGCTGGGGATGTGAGGGTACTTCTGGTTGAGCGAGGCCTGCACCTTGGCGTCCATGGCGACGGGTGCAATGGCGGTCGCCTTCGGGAGCAGCGGCAGGAGTGCCTTGTACGCTGACGGGTGGATATCCTTGAGGTCCACCTTGCCCTCGGTCAGCGCGTAGCGGTAGATCTTCTCGGCGGAGTCGAAGGCCATCGGGTCCACGACGCCCACGTAAGGCTCCACGTCCCGGGCCGCCTGGTAGCGGCCAGCGATGCTGCCGGCGACGTTCTTGGTGACGGTCTTGACGAGTTTCGCGGTGTCCATCGCCGGCTTGCCGGGGCCACCGTTCTTGTCGTCATCGTCGTCATCGTCGTCGCCGTCGACGGGATCGTCATCGTCCTTGGCAGCCTTCTTGGGGAACTTGTCCTTCCCCTTCTTGTCCTTACCAGCCCCGCCCTTGCCGAGCGCGGTGATCAGGCCGTTCATCTGCTCCAAGTCCTCGGCGGGGATCTCCTTGTACTGGGAGAGCATGTGCATCAACTTGCCACCAGGGTTGACTTCGTTGCCGGCGTCATCGTCATCGTCGTCATCGTCGTCATCATCGTCATCATCGTCATCATCGTCAGCGCCGGGCTCGCCCTTCTTCATCAAGGCCTTCTTCGGCTTGCCGATGAGCATGTCGTCGCTGTCGCTGTCGTCATCGTCGTCGGGCTGGATCGCCTCCATCAGCTCCTTGATCTCGTCTGGATCGAGCTGGGCGTCCTTCGCCAGGCGGGCGGAGAACTTCTCCTTCACACTGTCGACGATCGCGGGCACCTGCTCGAGAAACTGCTGACTGGGCTTCTTGTCCTTGGCCACGGTGGGCTTGATGGCATGCACCAGCCGACGCAGCTCGCCGGGCTGGAGCTTCTTGTCCGTCGCCATCTTGGGGACGAGGTAGTTCGCCAGGGCGCCCACGACGCGCTGCCCTTGCGGAGTAAGTTTTCGGTTCTTGCTGGCCATGTAGGGCCTCCACGTTAGGGTTTAGTTGCCTTTGCGTACTTGCCGATCTTCAGCCGCTTCTCGGCTACGTCGATTCGTCCATCGATCTCCTTCTGCTCCTGCTTGGAGTACTTCGCCCGGTTATCGGGCATTCCGAAATAGCTCGCCGCAGCCTTGACGTGCTTGCGCGTGTCGAGCTTATACCGCTTGTTGACGGGGTCGGCGTACGGGATGTCGGGCCGGCTTTTTACCTCGCCAGACGAGATGTCCTCCCGCCGCTCGATGTCCCGAGTGACGCTCCCCACTCCCATGCAATCCTCCTCGTCCTTCGAGTAGCTGCTGATGCGACCTAGCGCCTGCTTCGCGGCGGCACGGCTGCCGCCCGACCAGAGCACCTTGTTCGTCCCCTCCTTCTTCACGACGTACGGGGCCGGCTTGCCGCTGCTGTCCTTGTGCCCCGGCATGTGCTCGATGTAGTCCTGGGCCAGTGCCACCCGTATCTGGGCCGGGATGCCGCTGGCCTTGATGGCCTGCTCTACGGCACTGGCGTATCCAGGTTTCATCGCGCTGCGTAAGAGCTGCCGGTGCAGCTCGGCAATATCAGCCGCGATCTTCCCCTTGCTGTCCCTGACCATCACATCCGGGCCGGCGCGACCCTCCTCCACAAGCGCCACATGATTGAAGCTGATGTTCTCCATGTAGCCATCGTACTTCGTGCCCTCGTATTCGCCCGGCGTCATGACGATGTCGTAACGGTAGGCGCAGGACAGCTCGCACTGGTCCTTGCTCTCGACGCCCTGGATCGCGCCCGCGTTCGTGATCACCAGATCGTTGACCAGGTATGGAGCCTTGAACTCACCGACCTGCCCGGTGCTGCCGACCCGGTGGCGGGCGATGTCCGGGTTCTCCAGGTCCAGCGCGCTAACCTCAATGTGCGCATCCATCAGCGGGATCATGTTGCAGGTCATGGCCGCCTTCGTCAGCGCGTCCGCCGGGCGCAGGATCTGGTATAGCTTCCCGGGGTCCAGGCCCAGCTTCTCCCAGTTCGGAATCTCGGCACCCAGGTACGGGTTGACGGTGGCCTTCGAAATGTTGCACCCCGACACATGCAGGAACCCGTTCTCGTCGTAGCGACGGGCGCTGGTCTTGTCGAAGGTGAGGGTGAGCGGCTTGGCCATGGCTTACTTCTTCCTCCGCGCCAGGCGGCCGATGGCGAGCGAATGGACGGAAGCCGCCTGGGCCTCCGAAGCTACGAGCTTGGCGTTGCCGGCAGTGGTCCACATCTGGGCCGCCCGCTGATGCGCATTCTGTGCCGCCACCTGAGAGGTAAGCGTGCCATTCTTGGCAGCATCCGCCGAGAGCTGGGCTGCTCGCGCCGAGAGCATCTGTGCCTGGGCGGTGAAAGCCGGGCAAACCTGCCGCTGAATGGCAACGACAGGCTTGGTAGTCGGGGCGACGGCTGGGCGCTTGAAGGCGGACGTAACCTTGGCTGAAGATTGGCCAGCAACAGGGCTCGCTTGGCCAGAGGCTGACGAAACAGCTTTGGCCTGTGTAAGGGTGCCGACCTGGGATGCCGACTCATCCTTGGTGGTCTGAGCTGTGGTTCCGACAGCAGCGGAAGTAACTGTGGCCGCCGTTACGGTTACAACGGCAGAAACAGCCGTGGCTGCTGTAACAGTAGCAGACATCGCCGTTTCCGGCTCCGCCTGGGCCTTCTCAAGCTCCGCGAGGTCCGCTTCGAGGCGGGCCTTAGCGGCAGCGACGTCTGCTTCTTTGGTCATGGTTGAGCTCCTAAGCCTGCTGGGTGGCCGGCTCGCTGTTGTCGGGTTCGGGTGTGGGGACGACCTGGCCGGTCGTGGTCTGCTCCTCCAGGTCGGCAGGCGTCACCTCGGGAGCGGCAGGCGCAGGCACGGCACTCGGCAGCGCCAGACTTGCGACATTTGCCGGGATGACGCAGATCACACCACCAGGCTCCTTGTCGAAGGTGAGGATGCACTCCGGGTTGAGCTGGATGGCGAAAGTTTTGGCCGGGTCGGCGTTGAGCGCATTGCACACGCGGAGAAAGCCGCTGAGGTCTGCAGGATTTAAAAGAACGGCCATATCAAGCCTCCTTGGAAGTGAGTTGGGGTTGATCCTCAGTGTCGTAACCGGGGATGATTGAAGAACCAAAGCAGCCGCAGTTGATGTCCTCCCCGGGCTGCACCGGGCCGGCTCCGTCGTCGAAGTCGTGGCCGGCCTGGATGTCGTACTCCTGACCGTTGAAGTCCTGGTGCTCAGGGCGGGGCTGCAGGCTCGCGGCAGTGTGGTTCCAGATGCCACGCGTGATCCCCAGCTCCAACTGCCGCAGCCGGTGGATCGACGATGTAGCCTTGTTGTTCTGGTCCCTGGCGATGAGCCCAGCGCGACGACGAGTGATTGTGTACCGTTCGTGCAGGTGCTCGGTGAGCTCAGTCAGGTTCCGCCCGGCCTTCACCGAGGCGAATACCTCATCCTGAACCTCGCGGAAGAACTGACGTGGGATGGACTTGATGAGACCCACGTTGCGCTTCGTGATCTGCGTCAGGTGCGCCTGGATCTGAGGCGTCACGTGGAACGGCACCGTGAACCCAGCCTTGCTCAGCGCGGCGCTGAACGCGAGGTCGCTGTGACGAAGCACGTTGTTGGCGAAGGCCTGGCTCAGGACACTGGACGCGCTGTCAAAGCTGCTCGTCCACTTCGCGCGCAGTGCTCGGAGCGTGGAGCGCAGCGACGCGTCGTAGAGCAGCTGGCGGTAAGAGGAGAGCACGCGCCCGTCCACGTCATCTAACATTTCAGTGAGCAGCCGGTTCAACGCCCTGGCATAACCCGCGCGCACGCCCGCGTTCGGCCTGGGGCCGGGAACGATAATGCGGGTCCTGCCCGGGGCACGGAGCTTCACCGGCCGTCCTCCGTCAAGCTGGGAGCGCACGCCTCGCTCTCCAGGAAAGAGATCAGATCACCCACGCCCATCGAGCGAGGGAACACAGTGGGCTCGTCATCGCAGGCGTGAAACAAGACCTGGGCGAGCAGCGGGGTGACGCCCTGCATCTTCGCGGCATCGAGCACGAACGTTCGACGGCAGGCGCGGCAGCGGTAGGTGAGCGAGAGGATCATCAGTTGTTCCCTCCAAACTCGGCACCAGTCTCCTGGGCGTTCTCCGCGTTCTCGGTTGCCCTGAGCTTGCCAATCGCACCCTTGCCCTGGGCGTTCGCGGGATCGAGCAGCGTGCCGTCTGGCTTGTCAACGTCGAGGTTGTTCCAGCCGCTGTCCGGGTCGGCGGCGATCTTGGCACGCACCTCCTCGTTCGTGACCGCACCGACCGCGACCAACACCTGGGCTTCCTCCGCATCGGACTTGTGAATGAGCGCCCGTTCCTTCTCGGTCATCGTCATTAGGCTCACGAAGTCGAACGTGATCTCGTCGATCACCGTCCCGAACTTCGAGAGCATGATACACTTGTTCAGATAGTCGAGGTTGTCACGGAACAACCGCTCTTGCTGGTCATTCACGTAGTCATAGAAGATGCGCAGGCCATTCTCATCGCTGACGGTGAGACCGGTGGGTGTGATCCCCAGCAGGATGACCAGCGGGGTCTTGGCGACGGCAGCCATGTGCTCCTGCGCCTGCGCCTGCAGCTTGTCCAGGCCCGCGAGCGAAGTCTCGTGCTTCTCGAACTCCTCAGTCCCCTTGTCCAGAAGCATCAGGCCCTGGTTGTCACGCATCGCGTTGTAGAGCTGAGCACGCTTGAGAAAGGCCT